CAGAAGCAGAAAAAGCTTATTATGCTTCCATCGGAAACGATGATCTGGCAGCCTGAGTTCACAGATAAAACACTCTCCAGGAAACCCGGGGCGGTTCAGGACGGCCTTGTTGTTTCAAAATATCCCAAAGCTTTTCGAGCAAGCTTTTCATTCTTGGTTGTTTAAAGTCTGCTCCGGTTAAAATGTTTTTTCGTGAATGCTGTACCGATAAAATCGGGTTGAAAGGGCGAACCGATGCCGCCCCTGCAATAGCGAACTGTTGCATAGGATGCTCCTTCTGTTTGATTGCATAACGAAAACGCCTCGAGTGAAGCGTTATTGGTATGCATATAAAAAAGCCCTCACACTGGAGGGCAAAGAAGATTTCCAATAATCAGAACAAGTCGGCTCCTGTTTAGTTACGAGCGACATTGCTCCGTGTATTCACTCGTTGGAATGAATACACAGTGCTTATTCGTACTAATAAAACACCCAGTTTTCTGTTTCTTGGTTGTGTCCAAAGTTATATTCAATACCTGGTGTTGATGTATCAATATTCTTCATCCCATCAACAAGAGTTGATACAACAGCCAAATCTTGTTTGATTCTCATCAAATGGTATTTCTTCCGGCGCAATAAACTTTCAATGGCAAGTTTCTTCGTCGGGAATGCAAAAGATCTTTCTGCATTTTTTGCTACTTTCTTAATTGCATATCTATTTCTCCTTTGTTTCCATTCCTGTAACCACTGATTTGGTGCTGGTTTAAAATTAACAATCCAATGCGCAGGAACCAACCATGCATAATGCTCTGTCTGATGAAAAGCTATATATTGAAGTGCGAATATTTTGATTCCATCTTCTTCAACTGTCGCTTGGAATCTCCAGAAAACAGGCATTCCATCATGTTCAGTTTCTGATTCAGGAAAAGGTACGCTCCATGATTTTGTCATATATCACCTCAAATAAGTGGTTTGCTGCCTAATTTCATTTTCTGGCGACCAACACAAGTCACACCCATTTCACTGCGTGGCTTGCGGTAGTAAATACGATTCTGTTTACTCTCGACTTCATCTGCCTTCTTGCAGCGAAGGATTCCGAGTGATGCTGCTTTATCCGCTCTGACGCAACCAGAGAGCTTTAGCGCAATTTTTCGCGCCAGTCGCTGTTCTTGCATCGCCTGTTCACGTTGAGCCTGTCTGCGTGCTCTGCGGCGATTTCTGGCGTTATCGTCAGCCAGATATGTAATGACTACTGTCATGTTGACCTCCGATGAAACAACTTTGGAATTGATAGTGATTGCAAAGTGGTTTCTGGCCCCTCGAACTGAGGGGCAGAAAGAGCATCTCGCCACCTAATAGGTCGATGCTCGGATCGAGAGATTTAATTAACCTCGGTTTTGAAGTTATGCATTCACATAAATCCTCCTACCTCTTGTGCAGCTTTCTTGAATATGGTGGCGGCTGCATAACGCCTATGGAATTGACTTTGGCGGTGACGCGCCGGGTGCTTATCTTCCGGTTGCCGTCGTGCAGCTGCACTTCACGTCACCCCAAAGCCAACTACTCTTTGGTTCCCGCATTTCGGCGGGACAATCCCATCAATGTTAAAGAGCCTGCCAATCTGTTCCGTTTGGCTTCCAGCGTCCTGCTGATGGCTTAAATTTAAGATCTCTTTAATTAATGGTCAAGAGCATTTTTGAAGAAAACTTAAATTTTCTTTCGTAACTTAAGTTTGGCTTTGATTTTTAAAGGAAATAAAAAAAAAGGGGCGAATGCCCCCTTATGGAAGGTTTGCTAGTTTTGCATCGACAACTACGCCGATGATTTTGCAGTTTCCGTTGATCTCGATCATCGGATATTGTGGGTTAAGTGGTTTTAGAAACTTCCTGCCTGCATCAATAACTAACTTCTTGAAAGTTGCCTCGTTTTCTCCTTCGAGCTTTGCAACTACCAGTTTCCCGTTACGCGGCTCTACTTCAGGATCGACGAGTATTATCATTCCTTCAGGGATACTGAGACCGGCCGGAGCCGTCATTGAGTCTCCCTTCACGTCCAACCAAAACGAATCTTCTGAACAGTCTACGGTTGTATCGTACCAGTTATCTATTGCACGCTTATGATATGGTTCTACAGCTTCCATCCAGCATCCTGCGCTCACCCAGCTAATCAGAGGGTATGACCCTCTTGGATCATGCCTACTGTGATAGGCAATGTTTGAAAGACTTTCCTCTCCTTTCATCAGATAGTCAGGGGAACACTTCAACGCATTAGCCAGGGCGAGAAGATTCTCTCCATTTGGCTCTGTCTCAGAGCGTTCCCACTGAGATATGGCAACATTAGACACGCCGACCATCTTTCCAAGTGCGGCCTGCCTGATCTTGAGTTCTTTTCTCCGAGCGCGAATGCGCTCTCCCATCAATTGAGTTTTCATAGTTAAGACATCTTAAATAAACTTGACTTAAGATTCCTTTAGTGGATAATTTAAGTGTTCTTTAATTTCGGAGCGAGTCTATGTACAAGAAAGATGTTATCGACCACTTCGGAACCCAGCGTGCTGTAGCTAAAGCGTTAGGCATTAGCGACGCAGCAGTCTCTCAGTGGAAGGAAGTCATCCCAGAGAAAGACGCCTATCGACTGGAAGTCGTTACAGCTGGCGCCCTGAAGTATCAAGAAAGCGCTTACCGCAAAGCGGCATAAGCAAATTGCTCTTTAACAGTCATGGTCCTCATTCCCGCCGAAATGCGGGAATACAACGCGCATAAGTTGATGCGCATAACTTCTTATTTGTTAAGGAAATACTTACATATGGTTCGTGCAAACAAACGCAACGAGGCTCTAAGAATCGAGAGTGCGTTGCTTAACAAAATCGCAATGCTTGGAACTGAGAAGACAGCGGAAGCTGTGGGCGTTGATAAGTCGCAGATCAGCAGGTGGAAGAGGGACTGGATTCCAAAGTTCTCAATGCTGCTTGCTGTTCTTGAATGGGGTGTTGTCGACGACGACATGGCTCGATTGGCACGACAAGTTGCTTCGATTCTCACCAATAAAAAACGCCCGGCGGCAACCGAGCGTTCTGATCAAATACAAATGGAATTTTAACAACATCCAACGAGGTAATTATATGCGAAACAAAGGCTTTAATCCACCTGATACACACAAAGAAGCTAAGCGTTTGCGCTTCCTTCGTTCCATTGATGAAAGAACTCAAATCTCTTTTGTGAAAGTTGCCAGAACTGAGCTTCTGAAGGCTGAGGCGAGGGCGTTGCTCCCGTCTCTACCAAAAGAGGAGGGATATACGTTCATTCCAAACGCATTTCTGGAAAAGCTTCTCAAAGAAGACATATCCGTAAGTCAGTTTAACGATGTTCTTAAGGTCTTTCGTCAAGGCAGGTAGTTATGAGCAATACAGCAAAAATCTACGATTTCAGCGCCGCACACGAGCGCAGGAGCAACAGGATGGAGAACCAGAAAACTGGTTACATTCCGTTGTACCGGAGCATTCTGAAACAGTCATGGGCGAAAGATGTTTATCTTCGCACCCTGTGGGAAAACCTTCTCCTGAATGCCGCCAGAAAGCCATACAAAGCGAATTTCAAAGGTCATGAATGGCATCTGCAACCCGGTCAACTGGTTGTGACAGCAGCTGATTTAGGTCTTCAGTTATGCGACAGACATGGCAAGCCAGCAAGCCGTGATCAGGTTGAGCGGATGCTTCAGGTTTTTGTGAAAGAGGGGATGATCTCCATTGATGGAGAGAAGCAAAAAGGCCGTGTGATAACCATCACAAATTACCATGAATATGCTCAAAAAATGGACAATTTACCCGCACATGAAGCCGCACAAACAACCGCACATGATGCCGCACATGATGAAGCCAGCAATAGCGCGGCTTTCAGCGTACATGCCGCACATGAAAGCGCACATGAAGCCGCACAAACAACCGCACATCATGAACAAGAAGGTATTAACAAGAATATAAATAATACCCCCCTACCCCCCAATGGGGGAGGCGATGGGCAGGTTAAACCTGAACGTCGCAAGGCAGAACGAATCGACTACGAATCCTTCCTGAACGCCTACAACACCGAAGTCGGTGACAGACTGCCACACGCTGTTGCGGTCAACGAGAAACGAAAACGCCGCCTGAAGAAAATCATCCCGCAACTGAAAACGCCAAACGTGGACGGTTTCAGAGCGTATGTCAGGGCGTTTGTGCATCAGGCCAAGCCGTTTTACTTCGGAGACAACGACACGGGCTGGACGGCTGATTTTGATTACCTGCTGAGAGAAGACTCGTTAACGGGAGTTCGGGAAGGGAAGTTTGCAGACAGGGGGATTGCATGAGACAGGATATCGAAGCGAGCGTTATCGGTGGCCTGCTGATTGGTGGATTAACTCCAACCGCCAGTGACGTTCTTGCAACGCTGGAGCCGGAAGCGTTTTCAATTCCGCTCTACCGGAAAGCCTTCGAGGTTATCCGGAAGCAGGCGAGAAACAGAAACCTAATCGACGCGCTGATGGTTGCCGAGGCGTGCGGAGAGGAGCATTTCACGTCAATCCTGATGACCAGCAAAAACTGCCCGAGCGCCGCAAACCTGAAGGGATATGCCGGAATGGTCGCGGATAACTATCACCGCCGTCTGGTGCTGGAAATCATGGATGAAATGCGTGAACCAATCCAAAGCGGAACCATCGACGCATCGAGTCAGGCGATGGATGAACTTGTAAAACGTCTCTCAGCCATCAGAAAGCCCCGTGACGAGGTTAAACCTGTACGGTTAGGGGAAATCATCACCGACTACACTGACACGCTTGACAGGCGTCTGAGGAACGGAGAAGAGTCCGATACCCTGAAGACCGGAATCGAAGAACTTGATGCCATCACCGGAGGGATGAACGCGGAAGACCTGATGAACCGCCCCGGGTTTCCTGGAGAGTGTTTTATCTGTGAACTCAGGCTGCCAGATCATCGTTTCCGATGGAAGCATAATAAGCTTTTTCTGC